GTGTTAAAGTTGCTGATCTCCTACTAAAAGAGAAAACTCTTAATCTAAAAGCAGTAGATAGTGCACAAAATAGAGAGATTGTCAAGATGCAAATGAATAGTAAAAATAATCCTTGACTTTTAAATAATCTTATGGTATAATCATTATATAAGTAGAGCTATTATAACACATTTTTAGAAAAGGTGCAATAGTTTGGATAGAGAATTGCAAGATTATTACGAAGAACGATTTAGTACTATGTCCTCTAAAGGGTGGAAAGACCTAATAGAGGATGTAGAAAACATGTATGAAGCAACAAATCAGATAAGCAGTACTGATAACTTTGAAGGGTTCCACAAACGTAAGGGTCAATTAGATATCTTACAGTGGATACTATCCTTACAACAAGTATCAGAACAAGCTTATGAGGAGTTACAAAATGCGGATAATGCTTGATTTTAAGTGTACCGTATGTGATCATACAGATGAACGGTACGTAGATAATACAACAGAATACACTGAGTGTTCTATATGTAATAGTAAAGCTACTCGTATGATTAGCACACCTACTATTTCATTAGAAGGGTACTCAGGTAGCTTTCCAGGTGCAGCAGCCGCTTGGGAAAAAAAGCACAGAATGGTTGCTAACACAAGAGATTAACTACGATAGCCAAGTAGTTAGTTCCTTTCCTAAAATGCTTATATGCACAGGAGACTTAATATGGCACAAGTAATAGATGAAGTTTTAATTAATGATCTAGAGACTGACTCAATTGATAGTATTGACAACTCGGAAACTTTGGATACCTCACCAGCTGAATCTGCTGAAGAGGTTGTAGACGATCTACCTGAGAAATACCGTAACAAATCACTAAAAGACATTATTTCAATGCACCAAGAAAGTGAAAAACTAATTGGTAAGCAAGGGAATGAGGTTGGTGAACTACGTCGAACAGTAGATGACTTTATTAAAACTCAAACTTCTAGAAACTTACAGACAGATGTAGAACCAGATCTTAGTGAAGACGACTTTTACACAGATCCAGTACAAGCAACAAAACGAGCAATTGATGAGCATCCAGCAATTCAAGATGCCAAACATCAAGCTAAAGTTATGAGACAAGCAGCAGTAGAAAGTCAGATTGCTTCTAAGTTTCCTAACTACCAAGAGATTGGTGCTAGTGAAGAGTTTGCTAATTGGGTTAAAGGGTCTAAAGTACGATTAGAATTATACAACAAAGCTCAGAATGGTTATGATTTTGACTCTGCTGATGAACTCTTATCTACTTGGATTGAACGTCAAGAATATACTAAGAAAATAACTGAGACATCTAAGTTAGACCGAGAACAACAACTTAAATCGGCTGACGTAGGTACTTCAGGTGCTACTGAATCTACATCAAAAAAGAAATATCGTCGAAGCGATATTATTAAACTTATGCAAACCGATCCTGATCGATACGATAGTATGGCAAATGAAATTATGATTGCTTATCGAGAGAACAGGGTAATATAAAAACAATTTAGAAAAGGATTTATCATGGCTTTAGGCTCATCCCACGTAACAAACACGACAGCTAATAGTTTCATTCCAGAGATTTGGAGTGATGAGATTATTGCTGCCTATAAAAAATCTCTTGTAGCAGCTAACCTATTTAAGAAAATGTCTTTCACTGGTAAGAAAGGTGATACAATTCATATCCCTTCTCCTACTCGTGGTGTAGCATCTCTTAAACTAGCAGAAACTCAAGTATCTCTACAAGCAGCTACTGAAACAGAAGTACAAGTATTAGTAGACAAACACTACGAGTACTCTCGTTTGATCGAAGATATTACAGAAGTACAAGCTCTATCATCTCTACGTCGTTTCTACACTGAAGATGCTGGTTATGCTTTATCTCGCCAAGTAGATACTGATCTAATCCGTTTAGGTCGTGGCTTCAACGGTGGTAACATTGCTAACTCTGCATACGCTGGTGCTTTATCAGGTGCTGATGGTACAACTGCTTATGTAGCTGGTGCTAACACAGGCTTAGGTGCATTAACTGATGCTGCTATCCGTCGTACAATCCAACGTCTTGATGATAACGATGTACCTATGGAAGGTCGTTTCTTCTTGATTCCTCCATCAGCTCGTAACACATTAATGGGTTTAGCTCGTTACACTGAGCAAGCATTCGTTGGTGAAGTTGGTAATGGTAACACAATCCGTAACGGTGAAATCGGTAACTTGTATGGTATCCCTGTATTTGTCTCTTCAAATGCGGATACTACTTCAGGTTCTACTGCTTGTCGTGTTGCTTTACTAGGTCACAAAGATGCTGCCGTGTTGGTTGAACAACAAGGTGTTCGTTCACAAACTCAATACAAACAAGAATACTTAGGTACTCTATACACTGCTGATACATTGTACGGTGTTAAAGAGCTACGTGACAACGCTTGCTTTGCATTAGCTGTTCCAGCCTAATAAGTAATTAGGTCTAAACCTCTTACCTCAAAAGGGTAGGGGGTTTTCGCATAGTTACTTAATCCCACGGAGAATCTTATAATGGCACAGTTTAAATGTTTAGTTTCAGGTACAATTGCTAATTTTGAATATGAGCATGATATTGCAGAGATGCATAAGCATCCTCAGTATGAGTTTGTAGAGCCTAAAGCACCTGAAGGTTTAGTGAAAGAAAAAACAGTAAGTGTAAAAACTCAATCTACTAAGGAATAACTATGCCAGTATATCGTGGAGCAGGAGGAGCAGGTGATGCTACTGCAGATGCCTCTAATACATCAGCAATTGCTCTAGCTGCTGCTACGGCTGCTGAATTAAGTGCTGCTACTGCAGCCAATGCAGCAACTACTGCAACTACTCAAGGAACAAGTGCAACTGCTAGTGCAACTACTGCAACTAATGCTGCTAGTTCTGCTACAAGTAGTGCATCAAATGCAAGTACTAGTGCTACTAATGCAGCCTCTAGTGCTTCAAGTGCTGCTACACAGGCTACCAATGCAAGTGCCTCTGCTTCTACAGCTACTACACAAGCTACTAATGCCTCTACTTCAGCAACAACAGCTACTACACAGGCAGGAATAGCAACCACACAAGCTACTGATGCTGCTACTTCTGCTACTAATGCAGCCTCTAGTGCGACTGCTGCGGCTGCTTCTTACGACTCATTTGATGATCGTTATCTAGGTGCTAAATCTTCAGACCCGACATTAGATAATGATGGTAATGCTTTACTAACTGGTGCTTTATATTGGAACTCTGTTTCTAATGTAATGAAAGTATACTCAGGATCAACTTGGGTAGTAACATACGTTCCATCAACAGGATTTTTAACGACCTCTGATATTGGTGTTACCGTACAAGCTAATTTAACGTCAGGCACAAACATCAAGACTATCAATAGCACAAGTTTGCTAGGTAGTGGTGATATAACAACAGGTGATGTAACTTTAACTGGCACACAGACTTTAACCAATAAAACTATTACTGGATTTAAAGAAACAAGCACAGCATCAAGTTCAAATAACTTTAACCTTGCTAATGCAAACTACTTTACTCATACATTATCAGGTGCGACTACATTTACTGTAAGTAATACAGCATCAAGCGGTTCTGTATCAACATTAATTCTTAACTTAACTAATGGCGGTTCTGCTGCTATTACTTGGTGGTCAGGCATGAAATGGGCGGCTGGTACTGCGCCTACTTTAACTGCTAGTGGTAGGGATGTATTAGGATTCTTTACGCATGATGGCGGAACAACTTGGTCAGGGTTAGTTTTAGCTAAGGATATTAAATAATGGCTGTGAACGACATAGTTATGGGTGCGGCTGGCGGTAGCACAGATGCAAATTATATTGAATCGTGTTTCTCTACTTACCTATACACAGGTAACGGCTCTACGCAGACTATTACTAATGGCATAGATTTGTCAGGTAAAGGTGGATTAGTTTGGAGCAAAGGGAGAAACAACCCTGGTTACAACCATACGCTAATGAGTACTGCTTATTCAGGAATGTTATTTTCTGACACTACGCAAGGTGCAAATGATTACCCAACTGATATAAATTCTTATAACTCTAATGGTTTTACTCTTAAAGCTTCTACTAATTACGCAAATATAAGTGGCACAACCTACGCCTCTTGGACATTCCGCAAACAACCTAAATTCTTTGATGTTGTGACGTATACAGGGACAGGTAGTGTGTTAACTGTTAGCCACAATCTTGGCGCAGTGCCGGGTTGCATTATTGTCAAGCACACCAATGCATTAGATAACTGGGCTGTTTATCATCGCACTATTGGCAATACTGGTGCTTTGCAGTTAAATTTAACATCAGCAACCGACACAGGTTCTGCGTATTGGAACAACACTACTCCCACATCCACTGAATTTACGGTTGGAACAAATGGTCGGGTTAATGATTCTGGTGGAACATATGTAGCCTACCTATTCGCCCACAATGCAGGTGGCTTTGGCACAAGTGGAACAGATAATGTAATTAGTTGTGGTTCGTTTACTACTGATGGCGGTGGCGCAGCTACGGTCAATCTTGGATATGAGCCGCAATGGATAATGATTAAAGCATCTAGCGGAGTAAGCAATTGGACAACAATTGATAATATGCGTGGCTTTACTGCCACAACTGGTTCTAGCAATAATTCTGCTAGATTATTTCCTAATAATGCAAACGCTGAAGGTGTTAATGATACCGCAAGCCCAAATGCAACAGGTTTTACAACTACTGGATTAACTGGTGGGTTAACCTACATCTACATCGCTATCCGCAGACCAATGAAAACACCTACGACGGGAACAGAGGTGTTTAGTCCTGTTACTTATGCTGGCAACAACACCGTAAGAACAATAACCGCTGGGTTTGTTACTGACTTTGTAATAGCAGCCTCAAGAACTTATGTTGATTCAAAAAGCACCTATGACAGATTAAGGGGTGCAAACAAAATAATGTTCATTAATCAAACAAATGCAGAGGCGTCTTTAGCTAATCAACTAACTGGCTTTGATTCTAATATAGGATATATATTAGGAACTGACCCATATGGGTATATTAATTATGCGCCGGCTAATTATGTTAATTGGGCTTTCCGTCGCGCACCAGGCTTCTTTGATGTAGTGTGTTATACAGGAACAGGTTCTTTGCCTGGTGTAACTCATAATCTTGGGGTAACACCTGAATTAAAAATTATTAAACGTAGAAATTTTGCTACAGACTGGGTTACAGGCGGCTCAATAATTGGCGAAAACGGATATCTATTTTTAAACACAACAGCCGCAGTTACAACAACTAGCAATTATTGGGATGGTGGAGATGATACTGCCACAACATTTAGTGTTCGCAATACAAATAGTATGTCTGATTCATCAGGTGGTACTTATGTTGCTTATCTATTTGCAACTATTGCTAATGTATCTAAAGTAGGTTCATACACAGGGAATGGTTCAAGTCAGACCATTGCGTGTGGGTTCACAGCAGGGGCAAGATTTGTCTTAATTAAACGCACAGACAGCACAGGCGATTGGTATGTTTGGGATACTGCACGAGGCATTGTTGCAGGTAACGACCCTCACTTATCACTTAACACTACTGCCGCAGAAGTGACTACCGATGATAGCATAGACGCAGCAAGTAGTGGCTTTATAGTCAATCAACTTGCCGCAACCAACATCAATGTTAATGCCGCAACCTACATCTTTTTAGCAATTGCATAAGGAATAATCATGGAAATTAGAATCAGAGAATCAGGACAAGTAATGTATGAAAGCGAGTTTCGTGCATTATTCCCCAACACATCATTGCCGCTACTTACTGAAACCGTTTTAAATGAGTTAGGTGCGGATGTAGTATTAGAAAGCCCACAAGCACAGCCTACACGCTACCAAATAGCTTTTAGAGATGGTGTGCAAGAGATTGATGGCAAATGGTTTACCAAGTATTCTGTTAGCGATTTAGATGCAGATGGTATTGCCGCTAAAGACGCTGAACAAGCTAAATCAGTTCGTGCTACACGAAATAGTTTAATTGCTGAATGTGATTGGACACAGGTTGAGGATAGTCCAGTAGATAAAGCTGCATGGGCTACATATCGCCAAGAATTGCGTGATTTAACTCTACAAGCTGGCTTCCCTTTTGATGTAACATACCCAACCAAACCTTAAGAGAAATTAAATGTCTGAGAATATAGATCCAGTAGAGTATGGTAAACTTATCTCAAAGGTAGATTCCCTTGAGAAAAAGATAGATAAAATGGAAACAGCTCTTGATGAACTACTTGCCTTAGCTAATAAGGGTCGTGGTGGCTTTTGGGCTGGTATGATGATTGCTTCATTAATTGGAGCAGTTATTTCTTATATATCTCGTGCTATGATAGGTCATTAGATTGCAACTTACACCTCACTTTTCTCTTAGTGAATTAACAGTTACTAATACTAAACTAGATAATACACCATCTAAAGAAGTAATAGAAGTATTACGCACAACTGCGTTTTACATGGAGAAAGTTAGAGAAATATTAGGCAATGTAGCCATCACAATTAATAGTGGCTACCGTAGTCCTGATGTCAATCGTGCAGTAGGTGGGACTAGTAGTTCTTCACACACCTTTGGGTATGCTGTAGACTTTACAGCCTATGGACATACTCCACTTACTATATCTAATATTTTAAGTAAAAGTAATCTTAAGTTTGACCAACTAATTTATGAGAAGACTTGGGTTCATATATCCTTTGATCCTCGTATGCGTGGGAATATTCTCTCACTCAAAGGTAAAGGTAAGTATGTAAAGGGGATTGTATAATGTGGTCAGTTTTATTTCCAGCTTTAATTCCAGCACTAACAGATGGTGTTCGAGGTATCTTTGCTAAGTTTACAGGTGGAGCAGGTGGCACACCTCAAAATGTAAATGAACGCATACAACTTATGCAAGCTGAAACAGAAAGACTTAAAGCACTAGCAGAGATAGATAAACCAGTGGGTGAACCTTCTTTGTGGGTTACAGATTTAAGAACTAGTTTTAGATATATATCTATTATTCTTATTTGGATAGCAACAGTAACGGCTGTGTTTACTCCTACTATCCCCGAAGGTATAACTCTTATTATGCTTGACCTTAGTGGTGCGTGTATGTCGTTTGTCATTGGTGAAAGAATGTATCTTACTTTAAGGAAATAAACTATGCCAATTAAAAAAGGACAAGAAACTTTTAGTGGGTATAATAAACCTAAACGTACTCCTGGTCATCCTACTAAATCTCATGCTGTTCTAGCAAAAGAAGGAGATAAGGAGAAATTGATTCGCTTTGGTCAACAAGGTGTTTCAGGTGCTGGATCTTCTCCTAGTACTCCTGGTGAAAAAGCTAGGCAAAAGTCATTCAAAGCTCGTCATGCATCTAACATTACTAAAGGTAAAATGTCTGCAGCATACTGGGCTGATAAAGTCAAGTGGTAATAAATACCTTGACAAACAAAGTCTATTGTGGTATAATTGTATTATAATTAAGGGATTTTAAATTGACATACTTAGAAGTAGTAAATAGAGTACTGAGGCGTCTACGTGAAAACGAAGTTTCCACTGTTAATGAAACTCCCTACTCTAAACTTATAGGCGATTTAGTCAATGTAGTTAAAGCAGAGATAGAAGACTCTTGGGATTGGTCTGCACTCCGAGATACTATGACTGTTGTTACTACTCCTATTCTATTTAACTATGTTCTTACTGGTGTAGGAACTAGATTTAGAGTTCTTGATGTAATTAATGATACAGACAACTTCTTTATTGAGCAAAGAAGTGCTAAGTGGTTTGATCAGCAGTTCCTAATGGCTTCTGAAGGTCAATCTGGATCTCCAGTATATTATAACTTTAATGGTGTAGATCCTAATGGTGATATCCAAGTAGATCTCTTTCCAATACCTGATGCTGTTTATGATATTCGTATGAATATGGTAATACCTCAAGCAGAACTTGTTCAAGATTCAACTAAAGTTTTAATTCCAAGTAATCTTTTAGTAGAAGGTACTCTAGCCCGTGCTTTAGAAGAACGAGGTGAGGATGGTGGTAATCTAGATCAACAACAACGATATGATACTATGTTATCTAATCTAATTGCTTTTGAATCTTTAAATAGAGAAGATGAGATTACTTGGGGTGCTGTTTAAATGGCAGGGGCACTAAAAGCATTTAGTAATTCTGCTTTAGGATTTCTAGGACTTAACACACAAGATAGTGGTGTTACCTTAGAGAGTGGCTTTGCTACTAAAGCTATTAACTGTGTCTTTGATAAAAGTGGTAGATTAGCTAGTCGTAAAGGTTGGGAAAATCTTACAACAAATCGAGGTTCTCTTCCTTCTACTAGTTTTTTAGAAAGTCTCTTTGAGTTTAAAGATGTTGACTTAACCTCTACTATCTTATCAGGTGGTGGTGGTAAGATGTATAGTGGTACTACTACACTTACTGAACTTCCTGTAAAACAAGCAGATCAAACTACAAACTTAACTATTACTTTTACGGGTAATAGGTGGCAGTTCTCTCAACTTACTGAGGGTACTTCTATTGGTGCTACTATCTATGCTTTTGCAGCACAAAGAGGTAATCCCTTACTAACCTATCGTAGAACTAATCACACTGGTGCTTTTATTTGGCAACGTGTAGGAGACTACGGTTCTAAACCTTCAGGTGTATCTAACTTTGATCCTGACTGTTCTCACACTGCTTTTGGTAGGCATTGGGTAGCTGGATTATCCGAGGCTTCTCATACAGTCTTTTATAGTAAACTTTTAGATGGAGCTGTGTTTACAGGGGTAGGATCTGGACTTGTAGATATAGAAACTGTTGTTGGCAATAATGATGAGATTATAGGTATCTCTTCTCACAATAACTTTTTAGTTATCTTTTGTCGTAACAATATAGTAATCTATGATTCTCCTGATGATCCTACTAACCTAGTATTAGCAGATGTAATTACTGGTGTAGGATGTATAGCTAGAGATACAATACAACAGACAGGTACTGATTTAGTATTCTTAAGTAATAGTGGTGTAAGAAGTCTTAATAGGGTTATTCAAGAAAAGAGTATGCCTATGCGTGATCTCTCTATGAATATTAGAGATGATCTACTTACATTTATAGAAGGTGAAGCTGCTAACAATATTCGAAGTGTTTACTTTGAGCGTGATGCTTTATATCTATTAACTTTCCCTACACCTCAAGCTACATTTGCTTTTGACATGAGTCAAGCTTTAGACACAGGTGCAGCAAGGGTAACTACTTGGGAAGGTTTTTTACCTAAAGCTTTGCTTGCAACAAAAGATAGAAATCTATATCTAGGTCTTGCAGGGGGAGTTGGTAAGTACTCTGGGTATTCTGATAATGGTGCTAGTTACCGTTTAGAGTACTACACTTCTTCAATAGATGGTGGTGATCCTTATTCACTTAAGTTCTTAAAGAAAGCTTCTGTAATTGTACAATCTTCTGGTACTCAAGATATTGTTTTTAAGTATGGGTTTGATTATCAGACTGTGTATACCAGCAGAACCTATACTAAAGACTTCTTAGGAACTGCTTCAGAGTATAATATTTCTGAGTATAATATAGGTGAATATACTTCAGGTACTGCTGTTGCAAATACTATAACTATGCATTTAGGTGGATCTGGAAAAGTACTACAATTTGGTGTGGAACTTCCAATATTAAATGCACCAGTAAGTCTTCAACAATTATCAGTATACTTAAAAACAGGACGGATGAGTTAACATGGCAAACTATGTAAAGATTACAAACTTTAATTCAAAAGATGCACTTCTATCAGGTAATCCTGCTAAAGTAGTTAAAGGTTCTGAGATAGATGCTGAGTTCAATGCTTTAGCTACTTCTATAGCTAGCAAAGCAGATACTGCTTCTCCTATCTTTACAGGTGCTCCTATTGCTCCTACTGCTGCTGCAAATACTAATAGTACTCAACTAGCTACTACTGCTTTTGTTAACAATGCTCTTCCTTTGCTATATCCTGTAGGAGTTCTTTTTGCTTCTACTAGTTCTATAAATCCAGGTACCTCTTTAGGTTTTGGAACTTGGTCTGCATTTACAGGAGCTACCTATGCTAATATACAGGCAGGGGTTACTATATACATGTGGACTCGTACTGCGTAAATAAAAAATAAAGGGAGTTATAGATCATGGGTCTATTTAAGGGTATAGGAAAAGTAATTAAAGGTGCAGTTAAGGTTGGAGGTAAAGTAGCTCAAGTAGCAGGAGCTGTTACTGGTAATCCTGCTTTAAGTGCTGCAGGTAGAGCAGCAACTATGCTTACTAGTGGCGGAGGTAAGGGGTATACTACTACTTCAGCATCTTCTGGAGGTCTCTTCCCTAATGGGATATTACCTAAAGCTTCGAGTACGTTTACAGGGTCTAAATCTAGGACTAAGGCAGCTACTACTACTATTACTCCTGCTCCAACTACTACTACAACAGGTACTACACCTACAGATAAACAATTAAGATCTGTAGTTAAAGCTAGAGAGCAAAACAGAGATATTCCTGTTGGAGAAGTAATTCCAGGTCTTGATAAAAATTGGTGGACTTATCGTGATCCTGTAACAGGGGTCATAATGAAGACTAAGGATAAGGCAGCTGCTGAGTATACTCTTGCACAAAGTCTTGCTAAGGTTCCAGCTACAACTACTGCAGCAGATGATTCTAACTTTACTCCTTATGGTGTTAATACAGGTTTTGGTACAGCTGATGTAGATGTGGATGTAGGTGCATCAGACTATGCTTTATCTCCAGGACTAACTAAATTTAAAGAGCAGTTTTATGGTGGTGCTACAGCAGTTATGCCTACTGCTGAAGATATAGCTTTTGGTCGACAAACACAAGACTATGCTAGAGGTTTGTTTACAGAAGCTTCTAAGATGGATCGTGGTCAGATGGCTAAGGATTACTTTGGTAAACAATTAAATCTTTTAGCTCCAGGTAGAGCACAGTCTGCTAGTGAATTAGCTGATCAAATGTATTCTACTGGTCGTATGGGTTTTGGTGTTGGTATGGGTACAGGTGGTTATGTTAACCCACAACAGTATGCTCAACAAATGGCTATTGAACAACAAAATGCACAGTTAGGTTTAGATGCTGAAGACCGAGCTGTTGATATTCAGGATCGTACTTTCCAAAGATCAGATGCTTTATTTAAATTAGGTAATAATTTCCAGACAGGTGGTTTTAATACTGCGAATGCTTTATTTGGTTATGGTGCTAATATTGAAGGTTTAGGCATTGAGAATACGAAACTAGCTATGGATTGGAAAGCTAAAGCAGCTGAACTAAAACTTAGATCTCTTGGCTTAAGTTCTGATATTAATACAGCAAACAATAAAGTAGCCTTA